GCGCTGGCGCAGCCGCTGAAGCGGATGGAATTCGACAAGCGCACCGACCGGATGGCGCGGCGCAAGAAGCGGCAGGGCTTCATCGTCGGGGTCAGCCAGCTGAAGGGGGACTTCTACGCCTGGCTCGACAAGACCGACCCGGCAGACCGCGGCTATTGCGCCTTCGCGGCCGGTCTTGGCGACGAATACTATCGGCAGGTCACGGCCGAGGTGCGGGTGCTGAAGCGGGCGAGCTCGGGCGTGATGACGAGCCGCTGGGTCATCTCGGAAGCCGGGCGGCGCAACGAGGCGCTCGACACGATGCTGATGGCGGAAGCCGGGGCGCGCTTCAAGCACTGGACCTATATGTCCGATGCCGCCTGGGATCAGCTCGACGCCGAGCGCGGCGGCGGTCCCGAGGAGGCGCAGGGCGATCTTTTCGGGGCGGCGGTGCCCGTCGTCGCGGAGCTGCCACGGCCGCTCAGCACGCAGGCGATGCCGGAAGAGCCGGCGCCGGCGCTGCCGCGGGGCGGAAAGCCCCGCCCCGAACAGAAACCGACAACCGCAGATGCAGATCCGGGCTGGGTGCCCGACCGGGAGGATTGGCTATGAGCTTCACGCAGGAACAGCTCGACGCGCTGCGCGCGGCCCGGGCCACGGGGGCGCTCGAGGTGAGCCAGGGCAACGAGCGGGTGCGCTATCGCAGCCTCGCCGAGCTCAACCAGGTGATCGCCCGGGCCGAGGCTGCGCTGGCAGGGACGGGGCCGCGCCGGCCGACGCATTTCCAGCCGGTGTTCGACAGGGGCGCGTGAGGGGCATGGGCATGAACATCCTCGACCGGGCGCTTCGGCAGATCGCGCCCCGCACCGCGCTGCGCCGGGTGCAGGCGCGCGCAGCGCTTGACGTGCTGATGCGCTACGAGGCGGCAACGCCCGGCGGGCGGGCCAGCTCGTGGCGGCCGACCGCGGCCGATGCCGACACCGAGGCGGGCGTGGCGCGGCAGCGCCTCGCCTTCGTCGCGCGTGACATGGTGCGCAACACGGCCTTCGCCTCGCGGGTGCAGACGGTCATCGCGAACAACGTGGTGGGCGACGGCATCATCCCGAAGGTGACGGGGCGCTCGAAAGCGGCGCGCGAGAGCCTGCTGCGCTCGGTCGAGGCGCATTGCGACACCACGGCCATCGACGCCGACGGCCGGCAGAACCTCTACGGGCTGCAGCGGCTGGCGATGAACACCGTGGTCGAGGCGGGTGAGGTGCTGATCCGCTACCGGCCGCGGGATCTTGGCGACGGGTTGCCGCTGCCGTTCCAGCTGCAGATCCTCGAGCCCGACTATCTGGACGGCAGCCGGGACGGTGCGTTGGCGAATGGCAATGTCGTGCAGGGCGGGATCGAGTTCGACACCATCGGCCGGCGCGTGGCCTATTATCTCTTCACCGAGCATCCGGGCTCGAACACGCGGCGCCTGCGGTTCGAGAGCCGGCGCATCCCGGCCGATCTCGTGCTGCACATCTATCGCCAGGACCGCCCCGGGCAGATGCGCGGGGTGAGCTGGTTCGCCCCGGTCGCGCTGCGGCTGCAGGACTTCGCGGACGGTCAGGACGCGCATCTCGTGCGACAGAAGATCGCCGCCTGCTTTGCCGCGTTCCGCGTCGCCCCGGATGCCGAGTTCGAGGCGGCGGACGCGACCGACCCGGCCTCGCTCGGCAAGATCATCCCCGGGCGCATCCAGAACCTGCAGCCGGGCGAGGATATCCGGTTCGGGACGCCGCCGCAGGTGGGCGGGGTCGACGAGTTCTATCGCTGGGTGATGCGGGCGGTGAGCGCCGATGTCGGCATCACCTACGAGGCGCTGACCAACGACTTCTCGAACGTCAACTTCTCCTCGGCCCGGATGGGGCGGATGGAGATGGACCGCAACGTGTCGTCCTGGCAGTGGCTGATGATGGTGCCGCAGATGATGCAGCCGATCGGGCGCTGGATCGTCGACGGCTGGCGGCTGATGTCCGGGGCGCGGTCGGCGGCCGTGGCGCTCGACTGGGTGCCGCCGCCGCGGGTGATCGTCGATCCGACGCGCGAGATCCTCGCCATGGCGGACCAGGTGCGGGCGGGTTTCGTGAGCCGGTCCGAGATGATCCGCCGCCTCGGCTATGATCCCGAGCGCGTGCTCGAGGAGATCATCGCAGAGCGTGGGGTGGATCGGACGGCCGGTCTGGTCTTCGACAGCGATGCCGGGGCGCAGACGCCCCTTCGCGCCTATCCGGCCGATAGCGCGGGTCAATCAGCAAAGGAGCAGGGATGAACGAGATCCGACTTTACGGCAGCTGCGGCAACGCCTGGTGGGACGAGGAGTTCTTCACCGCCGCACAGGTCCGCGAGCAGCTTGCCGCGATGAGCGGCCCGGTGACGGTGCGGATCAACTCGGGCGGCGGGATCGCCGCCGAGGGGCAGGCGATCTACACGATGCTCGTCGACTATCCCGGTGAGGTGCACGTGGTGATCGACGCCGTGGCGATGTCCTCGGCCAGCCTGATCGCGATGGCGGGCGACACGATCACGATGCGCCTTGGCAGCTACATGCTGGTGCACGACCCGGCGAGCCCCTGTGCCGAGGGCCGGGGCACCGAGGCCGATCATGTGCGCGCCGCGCAGGCGCTGCGGGTGATCGCGGACGCCTATGCGGCGGTCTACGCGAAGCGCGCCGGGATCGGCGCCGAGGAGGCGCGCCGGATCATGCGCGACGAGACGGTCATGGATGGGCCGGCCGCGCTGGCGCTCGGCTTCGCGACGGCCATCGACGACAGCGCCCCGGCCGAGCCGGTCGCGCGCTTCGACTACCGGATCTACGCCCACGCGCCGCAAGCGCTGCGCGAGGCGTCGAAGAGCCTGGGCGAAGCGCCCGGGCAGACGGCCATGATGGCCATGATGTCGGGCATGGCCCGCAAACCCACGAAGGAGACGATCGAGATGGCGGGCAACACCGTGACCACCACGCCGGCGGATGACCCCGCCAGGACCACCGCGGGCGTCGGCGCGCCGCCGCCGTCGGGCAATCCGGCGGTCGACCCGGCCGCGACGATCACCGCCTCGGGCGATGACCGCGCGCGCTGCCAGCGCATTCGCGATCTGGTCGAGATGTCGGGGCTCGGCTCGGACGCCGCGCTCGACATGATCACCCGCGGCCTCAGTGCACAGGATGCGCTGGCCGAGGTTCTGGCAAAGCGCAGGGAAAAGGATCTGCAGATGAGCGGCAATCTCCACTCGGGCCACCGTCCGGCGACGATCGTCGCCGATGCCCGCGACAAGTTCGTGCAGGGCGTCGAGCGGTCTCTGATGGCCAAGGTCGGCCTGACGGGCGGCGAGCGCAACGAGTTCTCCAGCATGACGCTGAGCGAGCTCGCGCGCGAGTCGATCACCATGTCGGGGCAGCGCGCGACCTTCGCCTCGAAGCTCGAGCTGGTGGGCCATGCCTTCACCATGGCCGGCGCGCACGGCACCTCGGACTTCGGCAACATCTTGCAGAACATCCAGGGCAAGGCGGCGCTCGCCGGCTGGGACGAGGCCGAGGAGACCTATCCGCTCTTCACCCGCGCCGGCACGCTCACCGACTTCAAGGCGACGAAGCGGGTCGGGCTGGGCAACTTCACCTCGCTCGAGAAGGTCGCGGAAGGGGCAAACTACAGCTTCGGCACCATCGGCGATCGCGGCGAGCCGATCGTGCTCGCGACCTACGGCAAGATGATCCGGATCTCGCGCACGGCGATCATCAACGACGATCTGGCGATCCTCGGCTCGCTGCCGCGCAAGATGGGGCGGGCCGCCCGGCGCACCGTCGGCGATCTGGTCTTCGCGATCCTGACCGACAACCCGGCGATGTCGGACGGTATCGCGCTGTTCCACGCGACCCACCGCAACCTCGCCGCGGCGGGCTCGGCGCCCTCGGTCGCCAGCATGTCGGATGCGCGCACGGCGCTGCGCACGCAGCGCGAGACCGCGGACGGGCCGGCGCTCAACATCGCGCCGCGCTACATGATCGTGCCGGCCGCGCAGGAGACGATCTCGCGCCAGCTGCTGACCTCGGCGGTCGATCCGCAGGCGGGCAAGGGGCATGCGATCAACCCGGTCGCGGGCATGGCCGAGCTGGTGGTCGACGGCCGCCTCGATGCGACCTCGGCCAGCGCCTGGTATCTTGCCGCCGATCCGAACGGCTTCGACACGATCGAGGTCGCCTATCTCGACGGCGTGCAGGCGCCCTATCTGGAACAGCAGCAGATGTGGACCGCCGACGGTGTCGAGATGAAGGTGCGCATCGACGCGGGCGTCGCGCCGCTCGACTTCCGCACGATGTACAAGAACCCCGGCGTCTGACCGGTCCCGACACTCCCCTGACGAAAGGGCGGCCTCGGCCGCCCTTCGTCGTTCCAGCCCCCTGAACACAGAAGGAACCTCCATGAAAAATCTCGTCAACGACGGCGGCAACGTCACCGTCCCGGCGCCCTACGATGTGGCCTCGGGCGATGGCGTTCTCGTCGGCACGCTCTTCGGCGTCGCCCAGACGGCGGCGCTGTCTGGCACCCCGGTCGTGCTCGAACTGGGCGGGACCTATGACCTGGCGAAGGCCGGTTCTCAGGCCTGGACCATCGGCGCCCAGATCTACTGGGATGCGGCGGCCAAGCGGTGCACCACGACCGACA